CATATTGGTATGCTACATAAAATTTGAGTGTTCTATCAATGCGGTCTAATCTTCCGTAGTAGTGTGTCACAGAAACACTATTTAAAGATTGCGAGTTTACATATTGGGAATTAGTCATTTTTTTTATCTAAAAACTTATGTTTTTAAATAAACATTTTATAAATGTCTAAAATTAATTTTGTAGTTAATCACTGTAGCTTTCTTGTATTTTTTTTGAATCTGATCTGTAAAATATTTCATTGCATCTTCTAAGACAGATAGATCAGTGTTACAAGTGAATAAATCACAAGAGAGAGTTCCTTTTTTACTATAACAATGAGATGTAAAATGAGATGAGTCTAACAATAATACACTAGTGAAACCAGGCGGAGTATCCTCATTTAAGATACATAGATGTTGATGTACGATTCTCATACAAGTTTTTTCGAGAATTGTAGATACCATCAAATGAAAAATGAATTTTCCTAAACTATATTCATCATCGTAAATATCTTGATAATCAAGGAAAATATGACAGCTTGTAGTCATTTAGTTTTATTAATAATTTTTTTTTATTTAAAAAAATATATTTCCAATAGTTGAGGGCAATTTCCATCCGCCCTCAGGCAATTTCCATCCGCCTAACCTGTCTTACTTCGTCTTATCCTACTAGTTGTTCATTTTTGGTTTTAAATTTTTTGCGGTTTTTTTTTTGTGATTGTGTTGTGCTTTTCGATTTTTTTTTTGTGATTGTTGTTGTGCTTTTCGGTTTTTTTTCGACATTATTTTTTTATACTTTTTTTTAGATAAATTTTTTAAACTATTATAGTTTTAAAAATAAAGTATTTTAATTTAAAAAGTTAAGTATCTAATATAAAAATGTTAATAACTGAAATAACACACTTGAAAACATTGAACTGCATAAAGAATAATAAAATCAATGTTGAAAATTTTAAGGATATCAACGAACTTAGAAAATATATTCGTTCAAAATATCAAAAAAACTATACAGTAAATCACAAAGAAAAATCAAAAGAATATATGAAAACCTATTATGAAGAAAATAAGGAAAAAATGAAAAGTAAAAGGAAGTCTACAGAGTACTTTAAAGAGTACTATCAAAAAAATAAAGATAAATTTCTACAGAAATCAATGTTGAAAAAGCAAGAGAAGATGGAAAAGTTGCAAGAAGAAATTAAAGTTCTTTTATAGCTTTTTTTATTCTAGCAATATTTTTCTCTGCTGCTTCTTTAGCTTGTTTGAATTCTAAGATTTTCATTGATTTCTTCCAATCATTTAATATTTTTAATTTAGTTTCTGCATCTTCTAATTCTTGTTCTAATTTTTGTTCTTTAACAGCTCTTTTATGATATTCTGGATCACTAATATCGGGTTTAGTTCTTGAAAATAAAGAGCCTTTTCCACTAATACCAAGTTCACTTAGATTAATAGCAGTACGTTGTTTGATTGCTCTTTTCTTTGTAAGAGGCTTTTTACTAAAACAAACAGATGGTTCGGTCTTTTGGCAGACTTTGAAGCCATTTTTTACTTTTTTTATAATAAAAGGCATTTATATTATAAAAATATTTTTATTACCAAATTATTTTCCAGGCGTAGTAACCAGGTGTTCCAACATCTTTATCTTCACCCCTATGCCGAATTCTGTATAATCGTCGTCGTTCATCTGCATATTTTTTTCCTTTTTCATTTATATATGTAGGGTAGTCGCTATATCCTATTGCACCAATTTGAGAAATTTTTTTTCCGTCTTTAAAGACATCAATCTTCTTTAGAGGATTGGTACTTGGTTTTATTTTAACTCCAAGTTTTTTAGCTTGTCTTTTTGAATATTCCGTTATTTGATAAACCATTTTATTATATAATACATAAAACTTTGTATTAATAAAAATATAATGAGTTCACTTTATGACGGATCATTTAACAGCCCTTTAGTAGTAAATTTCAATAGTAAAGATAGAATTGCGGGCACGAATTCAAATTTTGTATCAAATCCTATTGATTTAGGTATAAATAAATTTGATAGTGTTTGTCTCGTTCAAGCTTCAATTCCAAAGTCTTATTACAATATGCCTACAAATTTCAATGAATTCATACTAAGAGAAGCAGATCAAAATGGTGTTTATTTTCCAGTAACAATAACGATACCAGTAGGTTCATACAATAAATTAAATTTAGCAAACAAATTAAGTGCTTTAATGACAGCATCATCAAATTTTTCACTTACATATAGTGTCACAAATCCAAATGTCAATACTGAACCAGATACTTTCAAATTTACTTTCACAGCCTCAGGAGTTAATCTTCCAAGTGTAGGAGGGATTTCATTAATATTTGATGATACCAGTCCATTTCGTCAATTAGGTTTTGAAGCATCATCAACTAACAATTTTATTTTATCTGGAGGAAATTTCGTACTGTTAAGTGCTAATGCTCTCAATTTATCATTTATTTTACGTGCCTTTATCAAGACAAATTTAGTTCAAAATGCAAACGATTCTATTCTGGAAGAAATATTGAGCTTGGGTAGTTATCCTACAAGCTCGTTATGTTACTATCAACAATATGATTTCAATATGAATACAAGAGAATTTAATCAAACTTCAATCAACAGTTGGAATTTTGTGTTAGTCGATTCGTTCGACCAAGAAATTGACCTGAATGGGGTCTCGTGGGCATTCAGTATCGTTTTTTATACTAGGAATAGAGTCCACGAGTTACATAAGACAGAGTTGCAAATTATAAATGAAGAAAGATTGTTCAAAATTGAAAAAGAACAGCAAAATTTGAAAGAAACTTTTAAGAGTGATGATAGAGTTGAAGAAAAATTAACAACTTTTAATGGATTACAAATATCAGATACAAAGAAAGCATTAGAACCGATATTCCCTGTATATCCATTTACTGCAGGTCTTAGTTATCTTAATGAACCCGAGATAAAATATCCTCAAAAATAAATATTGATACAAATAAATAATGAATTTTTACAGTTATCAGGTAGGTGATGGTTTTTTTACAAGAGACCCTACAATTAATCCTCCTCCAGTTAGAAAAATATTACAAACAATTGGTAATGAAAAAGTAGAAAGTTTACAATTAGTAAGAACACCACTTTCAAAAATATCTCGTTTTCTATTAAATATTGCATCCTTTGGACAGCTTGAAAATAAATTGAAAGAATCCAATATAGATGACCTATTTCATCTATCGTTATTAATTAATGGTCAATATGTTTTAGAAAAGAATGAAGTGATTAAACTTACAAAAAATCTAAATGAGGTTAAAGAAAATTCACAAACACTTGTTATTCCTGTTAGTTCAAATCTTACTATAAATGAGATGATTGAAAACACACAGAAGCAAATGGGACAAAATTATGCTCCGTATGACGCCAAAACAAATAATTGCAGTGTGTTTATATCAAATGTTTTATCAGCAAATGGATTATCAACAGAAAACAGTGATATATTTCTAAATCAGAAAACTATAGAACTATTTCAGAAATTTCCATCTATTTCTGAAAAATTAGTGAGATTTGCGACAGACATTGGAGCATCTGTAGATAGACAACTATATGGAGAAGGTCCATATGTCCACAATTTTGGTTTACCATATTGTAAATTAAAATTCTAAAATGAATAATTCATTTTAAAATTCATACAGGAAATCGTGCTAAACTATCCTGAAATGCTTTATCTATTGCATCTAATCTCGCCTCAATGGCATCGAGACGTTTATCAAATTTCTTTGCAAGATTGAAAACAAAAGGGACGAGGTCGTTATAAGAAACAGTATTAAAATCTAAATAATTATCAAAATTTTTTACTTTATTTCGTAGATTTTTTACTTCTTTTTTTACATCAATATTTATATCAATATCCTCCATTTATTATTTATAAGAGATTTATTTATACTTGCATTATTTTTATCAATCTGTATCTTTGATTTGCATATGATACACCATTACCGCTTTTTACTTGGATTTGCCTTGTTGCGACGATTTGAAAGACAAAATTAGTAGCACCTACACAACTAACCACTGATGCTTCATCTGAAAATACAATAAAAAATCCTTGTGTTCCATTAGCTGCATTTGCAGGGTCAAAAATATAAAGATGATATAAAGCACTTGCATCATAACTCGTACCTAAATTTCGAAAAACAGAATCTATTGTCATAGTTCCAGCCTGCCCACCTGACATATAAGTAATTTCGGATGTAGTTGCATTATAAAACATCCAATTTGTACTAATGTCACCAGTTGGATTTCTAATAGGATTAATACACGTTGAACTTGCAGTAGTGTTGTTTAGAACAGAACCACTTGCGTTAATAACTATCGAATTGGCTGCCTGATTTGTTTGACCTGCATTTCGACCAATGGATATACTACTTGTTCCTTGATTAGTTTGTCCCGCTTGATATCCTATTGCGATTGCACCTGATTTTTGATTAACACTTCCTGCCTGATAGCCTACTGCAACGCAAATTTGACCCTGATCACTTGCTCCTGCTGAACTTCCAATTGCAACTGAATATTGACCTTGTCTCGTCATACCTGAATTGATACCTACAGCAACGCATTCTAAACCTTGTTGTGTATTAGCACTATTTTGACCGATAGCAACTGAATAAGCACCCTGTCCTGAAAAACCTGCTTGAAAGCCCATAGCAATTGAATTCGTTCCTTGATTAAACGACCCCGCATTTAATCCGATTGCTATTGCACCAGATACTTGATTTGTTTGTCCTGCTTGATATCCAATTGCGACTGCACTTTGTCCTTGATTTGTTTGTCCTGCTTGATATCCAATAGAAATAGCACCTGATGATTGTCTATTTCTACCAGCTTGATTTCCAATAGCAATCGAATTTGCACCTGCAAGTGTGTATTGAGAATAATAACCAATAGAGACTGCATTTGCTCCTTGTGAATAACTACCTGAATTATATCCGATTGCAACTCCGTATGCACCTTGCAGATTACATCCGGCAGCTTCATATTCTAATCCATTAAAGCCGGCACCTGAACCAATAGCAATTGTAGAAAGAGAACTTGCATTTGGACTATTAC